TTGATATCAGAAAGCGTAAGCATTTTGAATTCCTTCGTTCATTCCTTATATTATTAGTATATCAAAACTTTCAAATAATGTACATAAAAAAATGCACTCGGAATCAACCAAGTGCATTTTTATTTTTTATGTAATGAATGACTTATTTTTTTCGACCAATATTGTATTTGGTAACCAGAGTCCATTGATCTTTTTCCTTGAACGGAAGAATCTTAATCTGACTCAATGGAGTCACAGGAGCTTTGATATTTTCTGGCTCTACAACCGCGATCAATCCCCAGTCTGAAAGCAACTGGACAATCGTATTTCTGCGACCTTTGTCTTCATCTGAAAAGTTTGAAGGTTTGCCATCTAAAGCAAACAATTCCTTGAAGTGTACAATGTAGTACTTGCCTTGCTTATGCAAAATGTGGCATGACTGATAGAGTGTGCTATCTTTGCGCGATGCAACTCCAATGCGAGTCAGTGTCTCACGTACTTTTAGGAAATCGTCTTCTTCTCCCAGTCTCACCTCAATTAAACTATCGATTAAACTCATCTTTTTATCCCACCCTTATCAAGCTTTTTCTTTATTGTTTTTATCTGATCAGGTGTGAGGAGCTCGAGAGCGGTCTTGGCTTTCTGTCGGTTATATCCGAAATGTTCCATGATAGCTTCAAGATCTTCATCCTTTTCTTTTTTCACCCACTTGGAAAACCGTTTACTGGGTCGTATAATATTTATCAAGAAAGAATATTGAAGCTTATGGTCGGCGTGGTGGTTACAGTTCATCATGTTTGCAGCATGAATAGTATCTGCAAAGTATGAAAGAGCTTTATTAGTAAGCCATGGGCTATAAGTCTTTTCGGCTAATTCGTCGTTTTCAGTTCCCTTCATCAAGTTCTTTTTCGACGTATTAATCGATGTTACAAAATCAAATGGGTTCATCCTGTTGTCCACCCTTCATAATCACATCAGCAGACTTATCGAAGAAGTCTGCACATTTCTCACAGATCTCAAGAGAGACCACTCCATCGTCGGTGTTTAGCCGCATCTCATGGAACGGTACACTCTTGAGATACTTCTCATCGCATACGTCACAACGTTTTGATCGTGACAACCAGGTCATGCAAACGTACAGTCAGCCATGATCTCGGTAAGACAAGCAACGAGATTGATTTCAGGATCAGCAGCGAATGAATTCTGATACTGGTACTTAGAGAGATGAAGTACCATCATTGGAATGCTACCGGCAACTAGATAAGTTTCAGCCTTATCATAGAAGGCACGGAAGAATTCATTGGTATCCATGTCAGACTCAGCAACCCACTTACGAACAGCGGTGAAGTTCTTGTCCTTCATGTAACCAATCAGTTTGCCGAGAGAATCATCGCTAAAGTTACGAAGGATACCGGTATCAATACTTCCAGTAGCGCTGTAACGTTGGAGTTCGTTGATAACACGACGCCAATCTGGGAAATGCTTTTTGATAACTTCGACGACAGTTGATTTATCATAGGTTACACTTTCATTATCTAGAATACCACAAACACGACGAAGGAACTGCTTGGCTAGTTCCGGAAGTTCAGACTTACGAATTTTGAACTTAATCACCGAACAACGAGAGTGGAGAGGCTCGATGATACGATCAACAAAGTTACAAGTAAGAATGAAACCACAGTTGGCACTAAACTCTTCCATAAAGTTACGTAGAGCTGGCTGAGTGGATTGAGCATTCAGATAATCAGCCTCATCAAGGATAACCATCTTACGGCCACCAGATAGAGACACGGAACTGGCAAAACGAGAAATATCGTTACGCAGAGTATCGATGTTACCATTCATCGAGCCGTTGATGACAATATAGTCGCAACCAAGTTCTTCACACATGGCTTTGGCGACAGTTGTCTTACCAACACCTGCCGTACCAGAGAGAATGAGATTTGGAATGTTCTTTTGATCTACAAACTGTTGGAATACCTTCTTCAAATCTTCAGGAAGGATGGTGTCAGCAACAGTCTTGGGACGATATTTTTCGACCCACAAAAATTCTTCAAGCATAATATCTCCATAATAAAAAAGGTGTCCGTCGCGATGTTCGTAAATCCACGGACTCTGGCTTAGTGACCAGCATTCACATCAGCCCTGATAAGTAGAGCTGGACTCAACAGCGATCCAGTATTCAACGTTCGTACCCTTGAAGTGGCTAAGACCCTTGGCAGAGATCTGAACGTTATAGTTACCTGGAATCAGTTTGATATTGTCTGCACGGAAGACCATGCGGAAGTTGGCTGATGTAGTACCAACCTCGACACTGTATGCGTCGTTCGTCTTGCCTTCAGCATCAATTGCCTGAAGATGAATGGTAGTACCATCACCTGTCACCGCAATATGAGGAAGTTGAGAAACGCTTAGTGCCTTCATTACTTGATTCAGTGCTTCCTGAGTCAAAGTAAATTCAATTTCTGGATCTGGAAGAACAATATCTTTGTCAGGCGCAACCATAATCAACGATGCATCAGACAGAGCGTACTTGAACTTGTTCTTACCTTCACGCAGTTCTACTACCGAGTCCTGAATATCCAGTTCTGCGTCGTTAAACAGAGACAGAGTACCGAGGAATCGAGACAGATCATAGATGCCAAAGCCCTTGGGAATTTCTTGGCCTATAGTCGACTTAGCCATTACCGACTTGGTATCCGAAATAGTGCGGATAACATTACCGGGCTTGAACATAATATTCTTGTTAATGGCCGAGAAATTCTTGAGAACTTGTAGTGTATTCGAATCAAACTTCATAATAATCTCCATAATGTTTTACTATAAGCAAGTATAATACATTTGCTTATAAATGTCAATCACTTCTTTTTAAGTTGAGAAACGTCAGCAGTTGCTGCTGCTCCGATTTGCGCAAGATCAACAAGTGATCCGCCAAACACATACATGCCAACATGTTGCAATTGCATCCATGGGCAGAACCATACCTTCATGCCAGCCTTACGAGTCCACTGACAGAACATATAGTCTTCAGACAGATAACGCTTACTGTCTGGGCAGATAGGAGTATCGAAGAACGCCATGATCTCACGTGTACCATCAAAGTGTTCTGTACGTACGTGATCTGGCTTGTACATCTGCTGAGGATATGCTTCAGCAAATTTATCGAAGGTGTTACGACGAATCATCATAAATCCGGTACCAGCTTCAAGAACTTCAACTGGTTCACCAAGAGGAATTTCACCCTTATCACCAGCTGGATTGAAGACGTAGTCACCTACATACTTTTCAAGGTGGTTAGGATCTTCATCGGCAAAGCCCTTATCAACTGCAAGCTTAATCTTTTCCCAGCTAATGCACTTCTTCGGATAAGGACCAGCAATGATATCGTAATCATCGTCTTCTGGATTCTGCGATTGAAGCGCAAGTAGAGCGATGACGTCGTTAGCATTGAATCCGATGTCAGAGTCAATGAACATCAAGTGAGTATCGCCTGAACGCATGAATTCGTCAGCACAGTAGTTACGTGCACGAGTAATCAGTGATTCGTTGAAGAGGAAGTAGAATCTTACCTGAATGCCATAGTGAGTGCAAAGCGCCGAGAGATCGGCAATAGAGCGAGTGAACATGCCGGCACACTGGCCGCCATACATTGGAGCTGCTACGAACAACTTGCGTTCGCGTAGTTTCTCGATTGGAACATTAATTTCAATACCCATAATTAATCCTTATTTTCAGTATCGTGTACGTGGAGTTGCATGATTGCGTAGTGTATAACTTTGAGGAGGTCTTTACGCCATTCGGCGGGATCACCCTTACGACCATAGCGTTGGGTGTATTTCATCATATTCCCAATATTAAAACCAGTACCATGACCGGAATCAATAATGAATTCTGTTGCTTGGAATTTATTTCGGGAATAATGCTGATCGTAGGTAGCATCGATGTAAGACTGAATCTCTTTCACGAGCTCGCCTTCATTATATTTATAATCGATTAAATGCTTTACTCGCATTCCTGGAATAAAAATGTTTCCAGCATCAGTCATTTCTTTTTCAATTTCTTCTGCACTCATTATAAAAACGCCTCCAATGATGCTTTTTCTTCGTATGTACTGGTTTGTGAATGATTATATTGAACGATATAATCTGTGTTTAGCATTTTCCTTTCACCCTTCAAGTATGCTATCACTTCGGTAGCCATATCAGTTGCAGTTTGAACTGGAACGTTTTGGCAAATCATATTAGCGTTGCGTGGGCTGGCACCAACCAGTTCAAAGTCTTGTGGCATGCCCATGATTGTCATTGCTTCACGATAGTTGATATAGCGATCTTGTGTAGGGTGAGCAAGCATTACAGGATAGTGACCAACAAAAGCTCCAATGTAATCACGTGGAACGATTGTATTACGACGCATGATAGATCCACCATTGGCTAGTTTCTCATGGCGATACTTGCACTTTTCAACTTCTTTTTCATAGCCATTTGCTTCCATCCACTTTGCTACTTCAAGGTAGTTAGTCTTGGTTTCAATGTAAGCTAGAACGTCAGCATTACGAGCAGACTCGGCTGGAATTTGTTGAGCAAACTGTGCATGGCTAATTCCACCTTCAAGTTCTTCTAGAATGTAACGATAATATGGATCGTCCTTTGACGGAGTCTTCTTATTAATTGGATCAGTCTGGAAGTTTGAGGTGATGTTGGTTAACAACTGTTCAATAGGAGTATACGGACGCTTGTAGAAGTTCAACATCGGAACCTTATCGTCTTTCCAGAAGAAGTAGAAAGAACGTTCACGAACCTGAGGAACACCATGCAACAGTGAGCGAGTACGATACACAGTCATAGTGTATCCATTTTCTTGGCCAATACGCTTTAGATTATTACGGACAGTATCACCAACTTTACCAGCAAACCCTGGAGCATTTTCACCCCAGAGAACTCGTGGCTTCATATTTTCTAGAACATACTGTGTGCTTTCAGCCATCCAACGATTATTGGGGTTGTGATCGCCGTAGCCATGACTAAGCATAGAAAGACCAGCACAAGGACATACGCTGTGTACAACATCAACAGGATGCGGGTGAACGCCGCCTTGATCGAGGAGAATATATGGAATGTCTAGTTCATGTTTGTTCTTGTAGTAGTTTAAGATATGTTTATCATTTTCCTGAAAACCAGAATATGATAAGAAATAATCTGGCGCTCTACCGTGAGCAGCATGTGCGCCAAGAGTCTCGCCACCAATCAATGGGACGATGCTGGCATGAGTAAATTCACCTTGCATCTAGAATCCTTTGTAGTTCACTTTGCTGTACAGTTTTATTGAGTGGATGATTATCATACAAACATTCGTACATGCGATTACCAAGTTGAGCCAGCTCTTCTGTGCTCATGTTTTCAATCTTTTCAATTGTATTTCCGACAAAGGCATCGCCATAGATAGCACCTTCTTTGTCAGAGCAGAGTAGGATAGACTTACAATCAACTACTTGTTGAACTCGAGATCTCCACCAGCCAGAACCGGCATGGTAGTATTCTGGCATTAAGCATCCCCAGTTCCTATTATATATCCGACACATTTCTGGTTCGATTACACGTTCGCCTTTGAACTCACCACGCTTTGCACCGAAGGAAAGAATTGGCCAGCTAGGAGTTTGTTGCTTCAGCCACTTCTGAGTCTTGGTCTGAATGAGAGATGAGAACACCCATTGCTTTTGCTTGTCGTTCGGATCTACAATATCATCATCAAGAAACGCAGCAAGACCCGAAACCTCTTCACCATAGTTATTGAATGGTGAGCGATTCAGGTTGTAGGGATTTGGATTGTAAGCAAAGACCGGTCCCTGCCAGTTCAAACCAAAGAGTGCAGGATCACCACCAGCAAAAGAGCAAACCAGGAGGCGATTCTTTTTGGCATTGATAATCTTGCAAGACTCAATGTAGTGATTACGATTGTTCTTCAAAACTTCTACTGGTTCGTTGCCAGCATACAGATCAAGAAGGTACGGACGAAACGCAGCTTCACCATCACCTTCTTCAAGATTTCTTTGATAGCCAGTAAAGCTGGTAAAGACCTGATCTACCTGCCAATCATCAAAAGCCAGAATACAATCTGGCCGAGCAGCAACAGCCCAGAGACCAGAATAGAGACGCTGACAAAAAGACTGAACAGAATGAAGATAAACAATTACCTCATCGTAGCTCGAAAGATCTTCGCCCTGTTCTACTGGACGTTGTTCAACTTGCCAACCCATATCTTCGAGACAACGAATCAATGAGAAATGCGAGTTGAGAATTTTCAGTTGCTTACGCTGAAAATAGTCTCGTTCATTCTGTTCAGCATTAAAGCCGGTAATCAAAATCTTTTTCATTACTTCACCAAATTAAAATGACGTTCATATACGTGGAGCGAACCAACATGCCAGACAATCTTTGGCTCTTTGGCAAGCTTAAGATCTTCTGTCAAACGATCTGCAACATATTTCTGCCATGCATAGTCATTACGATAACCAAAGACAACATCATTGGAACGCATCTGAACTACGGCAACAAGTTGCTCATCACGAATCATGTACTGCACTGCGTTAGTACACATGAAGTCGGACATGCCATCACGATTATAATCCTGCCACATAGTAGGACGAGTGTAAATCATAACAGCACGACGACTGTTCGGAGAGAAAGTCAGTTCGTTCAGAACATTGGCATACTGTAGATAGTTATCTTTGTGCCAGATAGCCCAGCCATAGTTGGAGTTAATCTTACCAGCACGATCGGCAACAGAAGTCCAGATCTCAGGAGGATTTGCTTCTTGCTTACCACCGGGAATGTCTGCGACATACAACGACATCGACTTGTACCAGTCAAGTTCACGTTGAATGTAGTCTTCATTCGGCTTGCCAAAGATAGCTGGTTCGTTTGCTTCAAACGTAGCACCAATCATTTCGATGGTCTTGACACCAGTCTTGTCAGTGATAAAGCGTTCAGACTTTAGTTCCTGAATGAAGTAGTCACGGATATGTTCAACCTTCAGCATTCAAGTTGCCTCCAATCTTGCTGCCATCGATCTTGATAGGACGATTTACAAGATCTCGTTTTGTATCTTGGCCTTCCATTTTTCCACGGCTGTAGGAGACAAAGAAGGATAGGTAATTGATCGCATCTTTGGCCGAGTCTTCGAGCGATTCGAAGTTGGCTGTTTCGCCTTGTTCCATCGCTTCCATAACAGAATAAATTCGAGTAATTTTCTGATGGACCATATCAAGAATCGTAGCACAACCACGCGGATAATGATCAGCCTGACGAATACGCGACTTTTCATTCTGATAATCTTTCGACTTTCGTTGTTGGAGTTCAGCACATTCTTGTAGAACTTTAAGAGATTCACGCATCAACCAATTCCTTCTCTAGTTTAATTATTCCATTATTACATGTAGCAAATCTATTATCGTATAACTTCATTAGACCGCGCTTCCATATAGCATATGTAGGAAGCCAAATGTTTGGTCTATAGTTACGCATTACTTTCGAGACTGTAAAATCTGACATCAAATCATCGTAGCAATTGACAACTGCTAGTGTTTTGCCACCATCAACGATCTTAAGAGGTTTGTTACTTTTCACCCAAGCTTTTTCTTTATCTTTATGATACATAAAGATTTTAGCAATTGAATCACCATCGTACTTCTTTGGCAAATCTAGTACAAAGTAATCCGAATCGGTATTAATGTCAACACTTTTATTTTCTTTAGAACCAACAAATTCAGTTCCATTCCAGTTATAGATGTCATACAGCTCATATTCTACATCATAATTTGTTTTTTCAGTTACAAGAAACGCGTAAACAATATCAGGATATGTAGCTATCCGATATGATGTTACTTTATCAACATTACATTTGTTAATTGCTTTATGTATGCCTTCTACACTGGTACTGGTCTTTTCTTCAGTAGGAACACCGTTCGAATCAATGGTATCATTGAATTTACGAGGATCTTCTGTGTGACCATACAATTGCATAAGACCGACTTCAGCAGTTTGGCCTTGAATGCACGAATCAAGAATTTGCCCAAGAGTTCTACCGCGAGACTTGCTCGGGCTTTCAAAAATACCTTGTGCTTCTTTAAATGCTCTAGAATGAATTAATTCTAAATCTAAATCACGTCTATTGAATTTCATTATCTAATTTTCTCACTTTCCAATCACAATATTTTTTAGACTTACTGGTAATGCACCGATAGTAAACATCAGTGGTTTTGCAGTTATTAGCCGCAGCACCTTCACCTAGACTGTTATACTCTATTCCGTGAATAATGTAAACATTTTTTTTCGCAGATTTCTTGACGTACGGAACTAGTTCAATACCAGCCGCTGCGTATTGTTCCTGCCAAGTAGGATAGTTTTCAATGTCTTGTTGATATCGAACAAGAAGAGTATTTTCTAGCTTGGTGACATAATGAACACTGCAAGCTTCAATGATAAAGTCTGTTAGTTGATCTTCAGTTGTGCCAGCATCAAGCATTTGAAAAATCTTTGATGCACAACGAGCCCGAGAATAGAAATGTTCTTTGGTGAGTTTGCTTACTGTTAAGTGTTCAGCACTTTTGGAGACAAGCCCGCTATGCACTGGCTTACATTGATAAAGGCCATCGGTGATAAGACCGATGGCCCGTTTTCGTTCAGCAGGTTCGTCACCATGGCCTGTATGAAGTGTAGTTGCAAGTTTAGCTAGAATGCGATAATTATCAGACATAATCATTTCCCTTGTTACTATTTCAGTATACAAAGTTTTTCAAAAAATGTCAACAGTTTTTTTATCGCCACTCGTTTCCGTAGCGCGAATCATACTTTTTATCAGGGCTATACATGCTAAATTTTTCCCAGCCAGGATCGCCTACCTCTAAGCGTTTACCTATACTGTATTCACCAATATGTGTAACAAGGTTTTGTCCTGTGCTATTTTTTAGTTTGCATGTTTTCAGGTCAAGATTCTTGAGACATTCTGCAACTACAAATTCACTCAGATTATGAGGTGTGTAATCTGAATACGGAACATTTGTAATCGACCTAGCATAGAAACTAGCAAGACTCCAGAAGAATTCCTGATTTATTTCACCACGATACTGTTCACTCAAAATTTCATCGGTTTCTAAAGCCTGAGTTTCTGGTTCGTGGTCATACCACTTTTGGCGTGATAAACAAATTTGAGAATAGTCATCGTGGCTATTTAGAATCTCAATCAAATCTGTAATCTTAATTGGCTGATTAATTAAAACATCATCTTCTGAATGATACACATAATCATAGTCTCGTTCTGACAGAAGCTTGAATGTATCATTCCAGTTGCGAGCAATTCCATGATTTTCCTGGTGTAAAATTACTTCATCGTAGCCAAACATCTTGGCCAATTCATACACCGTACCATCATGTCTTTTCTTTGGCATGTCATCAATAAAAACGCCATGCACTTCACATCCCGAAAAGTCCAGCATATCACGTTGAGATTTTAGAGTTGGAATTAAATATTCTAATCTATTTGTCGACCAAATAACTTTACAAACTTTCATGAATATCTCTCAGTATCAAAGAAAAATGTTTGAAACAAACGACCATCATATAGATCTTTACCAAAGTAATCTAAGCTAGCGTGAAACAAGTCGCCTTTGTAGATAACAAGTCTATTATACTTATTGCCTACGATATCAATCTTATCCCATTTGGTATAGTCATATGCTTCATGCAAATTTTCTTTTGCACGATACTCGCCAGTTTCTTTATGTCTATAGATCGCGGTACCACCTGAAACAGGTGCTTCTGGATTTAAATAGCAAACACCTGCCCACATACTAGTATGATCGCAATGAATCCACGTTCTATCACGTGCAGTAGTATATTGGAAGCTTCCGGTATAACCATCTTCTTCAAACCAGTTGGTAATGTTACCAGCAAAATTCATGAAATGCTGAATACACGACTTTATTTCTGGTGTTAAAAAAGATTTAGTTCTAGCACCAGGAAAGTTTCCTGTGACAGTGTAGTCTTGTGATAATGCAAATGCACGAGTGGCATCTGGATTTTGATAAAAATTATCAATAATCATTAAATCTAAATGCATTTATTTTTCCAGTTTTGAAAGAAGTCCATGGTTCTTAGCATGGCTTGGAGCTTTCCAACCAGCAGGCTTAATAAGATCTGGTAGACCAAGTGGATTTGGTCGTTCCGGTTTTACTCCAACCTCTTTTTGTAGGTTGGCCCGAAGTACTTTATTCCATGCATCATACGAATCGATACCCATTGAATCGAGAGTACCAATTGCAACAACACAAAGATCGATTAGACCATCAACGATTTCTTCGGCATTGTTTTCACGCACAGCTTTTTTAGTTTCGTTGAGTTCTTCATCAAGAAACGCCATACGAAAATTGAGAAACTGTTTGAGCTTAATAGCATCAAACTCCTGAACCTTCTCGTTTACGCCATAGTATTTATGCATACCTGCAATATCTCTTACCCAATCTTCACTCATGATTTTAGTGCCTCCAATACTTGTTCTGCTTCCGGTGTAAGACTCTTGATTCGTAGTCCACCTGCGGTAACCGGATTACCCTTATTTAGCTTTGCTTGAAGCTTTTTTGCTTGTTCAAGATGATAACGATTTGCACGCTTGATATGAACAATTCCTTCAAGGTGATCGAACTCATGCTGGAAAACTCGAGCAGACATACCATCAAAGACTCGAGTTTCTGTCTGACCATCTGGATTCGTATAACGAACCTTGATCTTCTTTGGCCGCTTGACCTTGACCCAGAGGTTAGGATAACTTAAGCATCCTTCTTCTAAGTACACCATTTCTTTAGAAATGTCAACAATTTTTGGATTGAAGATACCAATAATATTTTCGGCTCTCATCACAAAGACTCGATAAGGAAGACCTACCTGTGGAGCAGCCAGACCAAGACCATCGTTTTCTCTCATGGTCTCAGCTAAATCATTGTAGAGCTCTACTGGGTTGATTGGTGGGTTAGTAAAATCAAAGTTTTCAGTCTTAGTTTTGAGAATCGAATCATTACAATCTACAAGTTCACGAATCATTTTATAATCCTATCAAAATTAAGTTTTGTCATTCTACTAATTGCCACGTGATACTTCTTTAGCAGTTCCATCTCAGCTTTTGAGTACTGTTGATACCAGTATTGCTTGCCATCTTTCTCTTCAACCCACTGGTTCATGCTGCGATCCTACTAAAGTTCTTATGCTTCTCGAACTTAACTACAGAATGGAACTTGTCATAAAGCTGATCGCCCTTGTGGCTAATCACAAACGTATTCGTATCCTGAGTTAGACCTTCAAGAATCTTCATGAATTCTTCCGTGCCGCCGACGTCAAGCGACGAGTCGAAGACTTCATCCATGAGGAGAAGGTTGGTCGAAGCAGAATTGCGGAGCTTAGCAATAGCCCTCCAGGTAAACATAAGGCTAAGATCAATGCGCATCTTTTCTCCTTCGGAGAAAGAGGCATAGCTGAAATCGTCTCTGTAACGCGATTTAATAGTTTCATTAAAGTTTTCGTCCAATTCGAACTGGACAAAAAAGTCCATAGCGGCAAGGTATTTATTGATCAGCTTGTTCATCACAGGAACATACTGCTTGATGATCTTTGTCTTAATACCAGTGTCCTTCAGAAGAACGCCAGCTACTTCAAGAACTTGACGATGATGTGTCAGTTCTTCTTTACGATTCTTTGTCTTATTTAGATCTTTCTTGAACGCATCAATATCATCGTTACCACTATCAATGGCTCGTGTATTGTTACGAATCGATTCAATCTCAGCAGTCAAAGTCTTAACCGAGTTCTGCCACGAACGAATGTCTGCATTATGACCAGTAATCTGGTTATTGTAAGACGTGATTTGAGTATTGATTTCAGCAATCTCTTGAATTCGTGCATCAAGACTTGCCAGTTGATTTGCCAGTTGAACCATAGCATCTTCAACTTCAGAAGTTTTAGACGTGCGGTTGTTAATCCACTCTTCTTTAAAGCCATGGTCAATGCCTTGGCGACATGTCGGGCAGTTATCATGATCGTGGAAGAATGAAATTTCTCTCTGAAACTTCTTGATCTTATTCTCAAACTCAGTTTCCATATGAACGAGTTTTGAACGGCGCCGCATTACACTATCACTGTCTTCAATAAGTGCAGTGAGTGTAGTGATATTCAGACTTATATTCTCAATAGAAGTTTCTGTTTCAGAAATACGATCTTCAAGTTCACTAAGCATTTCTTGCTTGGCTTTAATCAGATCATCGTTGTTGGTACGAAGAGAGACAATATGCTTCTCAGCCAGCTCAATCTTGTTCTCAATCAAAGTAATCTTATGATCTGCTTCATTGATATCACTACGATTTTCAATAATCTTTTCTTTGAGCAACGTGTTCATCGTGCTGAAGATTTGGATATCTAATAGGTCTTCAATCACTTCTCTGCGTGCGTGTGCAGGAAGCTGCATAAAGGGCAGATAGTTTGCAGAACCTAGGACTACAATCTGGCCGAAAGATTTGAAACTTAATTTCAAGATCTGCTTCTCAAATAGATCTTGATAATCTTTTACAGACGAGTTTTGGTTAATAAGTACATTATTTTGGTAAATCTCGAAGAGATGTGGTTTCATGCCTCTTTTTACAAGAAAATCATTTTTGCCTACAGAGAACTCACATTCTACGAGAAGTCCTTTATTTGTAATAGAGTTCATCAATTGAGGTTTGTTGATGTTACGGAATGGCTTACCATACAAAGCAAATACCAGCGCATCCAGTATCGTGGACTTGCCGGCTCCATTCTCACCAACGATTAAAGTTGATTTACTACGATCCAACTGGATCTCAGTCATTTGATTCCCTGTTGACAGGAGGTTCTGCCAACGAAGCTTTTTAAAATAAATCATGTAATTACTCTACCTGTAAAGCTTCACTATACAACGTTCTGAGAAAATTGTCAAGGCGTTTTTTATCTACTGGAGTTTCCCACTGGTCGACTACCTTAGTCAAGATTGTGAGCGTGTCTTCCGCTTCATTGACAATGTCACTGTCATCTTCCAATTGAAGATTGAGATTGTCTTCGACCACTTGGATATCAAGAGCACCTGCCTTTTCAAGTCTATCAATATATGTATCAAACCAGAAAGGATTGTTCTTGTTCTTCACAATTACCTTTACGTAAGATCCTTGAGTCGCTTCAAAATCGAATCCATTGATGGTATCGAATCCATTCCACTTGGCATCGTCATAGAACCACTTTTGAAACATTGTGTAGGGATTTTGGACGAACTGCAATTCTCGAGTTTCTGTGTCGAATATATGAAAGCCCCGTGGATCATCAAAATCAGACCAAGACATTTCATACGGTGCGCCAAGATAATTGATATTGCCCCGTGTGGATTTATGATGGAAATGACCAGAACAAACGAGATCAAACTTATTAAAAACGCTAGTAGATAGACCATGATCGTTTACGGCTCCTCGGTACATTTCGAACCCGGCGATTTCGAGATGCCCAAAAAGGATCTGCGCGTGAGTTTCTTCGACAAAGCGCATTGACTCGTCGTAGTTACCTGAGCAGACCCACGGCAAGACAGCAATATCAGTGCCATCAACATTAACAACAGTAGGTTCGTCATAATAGTTTATCTCATACTTTGAGTGATCGTACAGTTCGCGCATAGCATTAACTTCGTTTGTGTTCTTAAACGAAGTATCATGGTTACCAATAATCACATCTAGTTTAATGTTTGAGGTGTGGCATTTATCGATGAATGATCTAAGATGTCTTGCTGTGACAAAGTTGATATACTTACGTCGATCAACAATATCACCAAGATGGAAAATCCGAGTAATACCATTGTCAGCAAGAGTCGGAAAAAAGAATTCATAATAAAACCTGTTAAAGTACTCGGCGAACGCAACAGAATCTCCACGTGCGCCAAAGTGTGTATCAGTAATCAAAGCAATTTTCATTTAGATTTTCCGAACTTTCTTATCATATTCACGAATACACTTATCGCAAAAGTCACGAATGTTTTGTAAATTCATCATATAGTTATGTCGAACTGTTATTGAATTGCTAGGATTTAGCATGTTCTCTCTGTACTGCTCAAGCAGTGGTGGAATATTTAGATTACTCATCTCCATCCTCGATAAATTTTTCTACGCCCTTCTTAGGCTTTGGTGCAACTGGGTTCTTTGCTTCAAACTTTTCAACGAGCTCACCCAGCTTTTCATTTACATTAATATATACGGCAGCAAACTGAGATCTATCTTCTGGCGCCATATCAACAAGAGTATTCATGACAATAGAGTTTTCGAAGCTCTTGTGCTTGATGTAAAGCTGTTTCTTTTCTTTTTCGATTCTACGTAGGAATGCGTTGTATACGATTTGTGTAAAGTATGCAAATGGATTGTTTGTCTTTTCTGGATTAAAGTTGTGGAGATACCTTAGACAGTTTTCAATAGCATCGCCAATCATCTCATCTTTATAAGAGTATCCAACAAAGTTTGGTCGAGTTGCCAGTCGTTGAGCGATCAGCATAATACACTTGCCAACATAGTTCGGAACTGGTGGACGATCTTCACCTAGCCGTTTAGTCTCTTGGAATGCAGTATGATATTTCACCATCTCTGTATAGAAGAGCTTGTTGTCGATGTAATGGTTCGACTTCTTTTTCTTTGGGATCTTTTCCATTATAACCTCAATTCAATTTTGATTTATCTGGCCGAATCATATCCATAAGCTTTTGATATCTTTCTTCAGCGTGATTCATTTCGTTTATAGCTTCATTTACAACTTCCTCTGCCATCTTCTTATCGTGCAGAGAAACCAGTCTTTCGTAGTACATACACATATGTTTTGAAACTGGAAAATCAAATACTATCTTGTTCTTATTAATCACTATATACTCAGTTGAAGAAAATGTCAACACGTTTGTGAGCTTAGAACCAATAGATCCTTCATTATTAATAGCATCAACAATATAGAAAGGATCTATAATCTTATAAGAATCTGTAGACTCTTCGACATGTCCAATAATTTGTTCGCCGTTTATCAGATTTACTATTCGAATCATTATAACCTCACGTTGTAAATTTCATAATCAAATTGTTCAGCGTCGTAAATTTTAGTTCGTTCTAAGAAGTGTTTCAGTGTAAAGTTTTGGTGTGCTTTATAAGACAGATCATCTACAATATCATACAAGACAGCGCCGTGTTCTTGTTTCTCTTCATGCAATCGAAGCATACGACCAATCGATTGTAGAACCTTGATCTTCGACTTCGATGGAGAAGCGGCGACCATATGATGTAGTCGATTGATACTCACACCCGTCGATGTCGTTCCTAACGAGGCGAGGAGGGTGGCGTTTTCTTCTTCTTCGATAGCCTTACGTATAGACTCTCGCATATCACCGCTAACAGAGCCATCAATGTAAAACACATTATGATTTGTACTTCTTGTGAAGAGATCATAGAGTGTTTTGCCATGATCCACAATTCTAAAGAAAACAAGTTTGTTACCCTTTAACGAGAGTCCGAGATTGCGGATGAACTTATTCCGTGCTTCGCAATTGATGAGGAAATCGATTTCTTCTTGATATGTTTTTCCCTTGACATGTTTGCTTGTAGGTTCATCATACTTAAGGACGATGCACTTGATTTTGAGCTTGGCAACGTATCCTTGGTCCATAAGCTCTTTTGTGCTAACGGCTTTGTACTTTGGACCAAAGAGACCTTCGATTGTTGCTTCATTAAGGGGTGAGCCGTCAAGCGTGCCAGTGGTACCGAAGCGATACTGGCAACTAGTAAGACTGCTAAGAATTTGTATGAGAGAGGTTGCTTTTGCACCATGCGCTTCATCTCCAAAAACTACTCCAAATTGTTGATACCATGGCTTGAGCATTTTGCTCTTACCATTGTTGAGTGATTGCCACGTTGTAATGACTAGATCAGCTGGAATGTCGTTTGATCTATTTATTCCTTGAGTAGAACAATGGATCGTACCAGTGTATCCATAGTCTCTAAAATC